CTGCATGATGTGGGCATACAGGCTGCCCTGAACAGGGGCCGACGCCTGAACCAGAGGCGTCGTCAACAACAGGATGTGCGCCTGAATGTGCGAAGCGTGATGCTGCTCGGGGAACGCCATCAGAGGCAGACCCTGCAGCGCATCACCGTTCTCGATCATCGAGTTCTTGGGCTGCGGCTGCGCGGGCGGGGGCAGGATCTCGTCGATGTTCTGCACCTCAAGCGCCTGATACATTCGGCGGTACGCCGCGTGCATGTTGTGCATCTGCGGTGCCGACTGCGCCATCTGCAGCTGGGTCTGCGCCAAAGCCACGCGCTGTGCCATCGAGAAGATGTTCGGGTCGCTGACCGGAATGATGTCCACCCGGCCGTCAAAATCCGCCTGCTTGATCTGGGGCATCCCGCCCTCGACCGCATACGGATAAACCGGCGGCATATACTGCGCGATGATCCGAGCAAGGATCTTGAACTCGTTCTTCTGCGCGTAATGCAGGCGCTTGTGGATGGCGGACATAACCTTCATGCCGCGTTCCAGCATCGCCACAGAAGTGCCGACCGGCATCTCTTGGTTCATGTTGCTGACCTGCTGATCAGCAATCGACACGAACCGGCGCCCACCCTCAACGAGCGCACCCAGCAGCTGCGCAAGCGTAGCCGAAGGTTCCTTGTAAGGCAGAGGGATCAGGGAGTCCCTGATGTTTCCGCCCGGTGCATCCATGTCCCGCCACTCGCCCGGTCGTAGGGGCTCGTCGTCGTTACGAACCCGAACTCCCCTAGCCTTGAAACCCGCCGGGAGGTTCGACAACGTACCCGCATCAATCAGCTGACGCAGAATACTTGTCGCAGCGCGGCCAAGGCCCCCAATCATGTGAGTCAGGCCAAACCCATAGAAGCCCAGACCCGGCATGAACTTGTAGTGGACGAAGTACGGAATCGCCTGCTTCAACGGATCCTCTTCCGCGTAGTTGCGGCGGATCGACAGGACGGTCCTCGAATCTCGGTCCAGTGTGACGATGTAGGGAAGCTTGATGCCGGTGGGCATGCCCTCGGCGTTGGTGTCTTCGAAGCCTTCGATGTCCAGCTCAACGTGCATCTCAAGGATCACCCGCACATCGTCCTTGTAGGACGTGCGCTCAGTGCCTTGGATCTCGTCGATCTTCTCCTTGACATCGTCGCGGTCGTCCTCTCCGTTCGAAACAGGGAGATCAATATCACGGTAGAAGCCGGAAACCTGAAGCTTGCGGACATCGTTGTCCGTCATCTTCAGCACATGCGTAATGCGCGGCGTCGTGAACAGATCACTCGCCGTGTACGGAACTACGACATCCTGCGCAGGGACGAACTTCGAAACCGGGCGGCCCCTCGTGTCGTCGTAGTACACCTTCTTGAAGGTCGAGCCCGACAGCGGCAGATAGAACAGCATCTGATCCGTGTCCGGATCGTACTCCTCCATCCGCTCCGTGATCATGTAGTTCATGTATTCTTTGACGCGCGTCGCTTGGTCCTGAACCGCTTGGTCCTCCAGACCGACGATCCGCGTTTTGACCGGGCCACCCGACGGCAGAAGTTCCTTGTAGGCCTGCGCTTGGAACTGGGTCACGCTCTCGGAAATGAGCGGGTGGGTCACGCCACTCGCGCCCTCGAAAGGTTCGCTGCGCTCCTCGGTCTTGATGCCGAGGAGGTCCAAGCCTTTCGTATAGGTTTCTTCCCACTCGTCTCGCGACTGCAGGTCTTCCTCGTATGCCGCCGTCAGATCACCCGCAATCTCGCCCAGCGTGTCTTCGTCCAGAAACTCCGCAAGGTTTGCGTCGAATGGAATCAGATCCTCCGCAAGACCCTCCATCTCGGCCACTTCCGAAAGCGCGCGAATCAAAGCAGAACCGTCAGCCTGCTCGATGACCTCCGCGCCGCCGTCAAAGTCCATCGGACCTTCAACAGGAATTTCCATTCCCTGAGCTTCCGGCATCATCGGGCCGTCAACCAAGGATCCAATCGGACGAGGCGGCATCGCCATCAGTAATACTCCCGCTGTTTACGAGGAACGTCGTCGTGATCCTCTTCCTCGTCGTGGATCGAAATGAAGCCACCCTGTCGAAAACGCATCAAGGCCAAGGTCATTGAGTCCACGTAGTCATCATGCTCGCCGTGTGGGAACGACGCAACTTCTTCCATCACCTCGTCAGCGAACTTCTTGTCCGCAGGCGCCCACACCAGCCCCGCCTCAAACAGCGGAGAAACCATGTGCATCCTAGTTGTCTTATCTACACCACCACCGCCCGCGCGTCTACCAGGAGAAAACCCCAGCGCCGGGATCCCTCGAGCACGCAGCTCGTCAATCAAAGGCCCACCCGTGGCCTTCTTCTCAACGATCACCATGTCAGGCTCCCAGTACTGGCATTCCTCGTGGGCGACTTCCTTGAGTTCCGGGAAACTCCACCGCCCCCGCTGCGCGTCCAACAGGATGATATTCTCCTTGCCGCCCTCGTCTGGCTCAAAGATGCCCCAAGTCGTGATGGCCGAATAGTCCGCCGTCTCCTTTTTCGAGAACGCCGTGTCATACGCCTGAAGTATGTACTTTATGGGAGGGATCTTGTCCTTCTCCCACATCCTCCACCACTCGCGCTTGACGATCGCAGACTCTGTAGCCGTGGGCTGCTGCTGCCACTGGGCTGACCACTTCTGAACAGGGAGCGATGCCTTGATCGACAAAAGGGCGTCTTTTGACCAAAACTCGGGCCACAAAGGGTCACCGCTCGGCATGATGGCCGGGAACTCCACGACCTCCCACTGGTCGGACATCGGATCTGCGGCTTGGGCCTTCAACAGACGGCCCACCAAGTCCGTCTTTCCCCAGCGTGTCATGACTACGATGATGGCCCCGCCAGGCTGAAGACGCTGGCGAGGCCCCGACGTGTACCATTCGTAGGCATGATCAAAGGCTGTGTCGCTTAGCGCATCCTGCTCTGAGTGCGGGTCATCAATGATCAGAAGGTCAGCGCCACGCCCTGTCATCGCCGCGCCAACCCCGCAGTTGTGGGTCAAGATACCCTCTGCAAAAAAGGTGTTATCTCCGCTCACCAAGTAGTTGATGAAAGGCCTTGGGTCATGCGTCTCTATGCGGATGCTTCCGACGGTTCGAAAGCCCAGCAATACCCCAAATAGGTTGCGTGCTCCTTCGTGCAGGCGCGCCAAACACCCTTCAAACCTGTTTCGGGCTTGTCCGGGTTGATTGCTTTGCCTGCTTCTGCCAAGCAACTGTGCCGCGCGACAACGAAGCCATCCAAGTTTTTCTGGAGGACCGTAACGTTCAAGTGCTTTTTGCGCTTTTTCTCTGGGGACAGAACCTGCTCCTCCGACAAGCCCTTGCTCAGACGATACCGAAGCGCCTCCGGGGTAACTCCAAGTTCCCGAGCGTGCTCGGCCAACGTCTTGCCACGCAAGCGAACGTTGAAACGCGTATTGTTCCCCTGCTGCCGCGCCGTGGCCCAGCGACAGTTGTCCGGGCTGTACGGACCATTCACATCGATGCGGTCGATTGTATGCTGCGGGGACGGGGGATAGCCCATATCCTCCAAGAAGTTGTCGAACACCTGCCAGCGCTCGCACACTTTGATCCCACGCTCGCCGTACAAGCGATACTTCTCGTTGTTGGGGTTTTCGCACCGAGACTTGATGTTGTACCAACGCCGGTACATGGGTGTATTCCACAAAGCCATGAAGCCATCTCCTCATTGATGCCTTCAGCTTAGCGTAAATATTCTCCACACACAAGACGTCGTCAGGCAAAAGTTCAGCCGCTTCCACCCAACCTCGGTTCATGGTCCAGATGGGGTGGTCCTTTGAGCAAGCGATACCGCCCACAAGGACCGTGGCTTCGTGCTGGGTGTAGTAAACCTCCTGAACAACCACCTCACCGGACGCGTTCAGAAGCCTATCGCCAACTTGAATCTGATCTGCGGGAACCAAACCCTGCGAAGTATTGACGCGAGTGTCCGGGGTCAGGCAGGCGAAGTACTCCCCGCCTTGGTCCGTGCCCCATTTCCCCGCACCCTTGTTGTCTTCCTTCAGGTTTGTTTTCGGGAAGATCTCCTTGTAGTGCGGGTCATCAATCAAATCCCGCACCTTGCGGCCGAAACGCACCGCCAGTTCGGTGTTGTGCGTGGCCTGAATGAGCTTCAACTTCGGGTTGCGGCCCAAAAACCATGCAGGCATGAGGAAACTGGACATTTCGGACTTGGAATGCCGAGGGGGCATACACACCATCAGCCTTTTCAGCTCGCCTTTGGCGATCCGCTCCAGCTTTTCAGCCATGATCCGGTGGTGTTTGCCCTCGATGAAGTTCTCATACACGTGATGCGCGAACGGCATGAAGTGATCCGTCGCCTCTTCACGCAGCTGAAGCCGCTTCTGGGCCTCAGTGAGAGCCAGAATCTCCTTCAACACCTCATCAGGAAGACTTTTCAGGTTTTTCATTGCAGCAACTGCGTATAGTTACACCCAACATGCGTGTAACCAAGCCTCCTAAACAATTTCCCCGTGCGCGCAGACGAGACATTGGTCATAACACCAACGTGAACCTCCCTCGCACCACGGTCCTTGGCCCAAGACTGGAACATTTTCAGCATTCGGACAGCGGTCATCGCACCTCGGTGCTCCGGAACCACGTACCAAGCCAGATCATACGCAAAAATGTCAGGACCAAAGTAATGCGTGGCCAAGGATCCAGCAAAAAGACCCACCGGAACGTCGTCCTTGTACGCAATCACGCCAAACCCAAGGTCCGACTGAACGATCTTCTCGTAAATCGACTGCGCCGCAACCTCGATGTCGA